CTTCGTCTTTCTTTACGTCGTCGCGCGGAATAGGCGGCAACAATTCAAGAATGGCCGGGCAAGTCCGCATGAAGTATATACCCTTGCCTTCACCGCGCAAGCTCGCTTCTAAGCGATCACGCAGCATTTGCAAACCCATTGCGTTAGTCCCTGCCGACTTGTCGCTCTTTGTCCAAAGAACGCCAAGCTTCGCCATCTTTTGCTCAATCGTTTCAACGGAAATATCGGTAACGTTTGCAATCTGATTATCTGCCGGACCGGGCGACGGCTGCTGCTTGAAAAATCCGGTACGCATCATTTCCATTTCGCGATCACGAATGCCTTTCGCAATGTCGGTCGGCGACATTACAAGACCCTTATTCGTGCCGATTTCGCGCGTCCCGTACCATTCTGCAACGGCAATTAAAGAGCCTGCGGTGGGGCAGAAAATGCGGCCGTCAGGCAACTTGACTTCTTCGCCGTTTGCTTCCGCCCACCAAATAACGCTAAACGGTTCGCTGCTGCCCCAATCGAAAGAGCGATCTAAGCGCCAGCCCTTCGGTACAGCAAACGCGGGCAAGACGTGTACGTTTTCGTCCCAAAGGTCGTCAATCGCGCCGCCTGCGGTAACGTTCCAATCGCCAAACAGCCAAGCGCGACGCAAATTCGGCTCTTTGATTTTTTCAAGCTCAGCAATGTAAAGCGGGTCTAAATAAATGTTTTCACGCCAGCTGCCGAAAATATGAACCTGCGTTTTTACAACTTCTTCGTCTTGCTTGGTTCGCGGATTGAATACCTTAACAACGTCGCGGAAAATCTCGCCCGGCGCAGCGCGATTAATAAACATGCGCTTAACCCAATTGTGGCCGGGGCCGCTTGGGTTCGTCGTCGCAAATACTTCAAGCGGGATCGGCGGCAACGGCTCGCCATTATGCGTGAAATACAAACGCGAAACACCGTCGCTGCCCACAATGGCGCCCGGCGTTCCGGGCCGCACTTTCTTATGCGGCGTATGGATTTCAGGAACAAATGACGAACGATTAACGCTCATCATCTTTAGGTAAAGATCGGGGTTCGGATGCTTGGTTAACTCATTCCAGTTTAGCGACGGGTATTCGTGGCCGTGGAAGTCGTCATAATCCGATTCTTTCTTGGCGTGTCGGAATAATAGCTGTTCGCCGGTTGGCCAAACCCATTTATATTCCTGCGCCGATTCTTTGAACTCTGCGCCGTCGTCAAACTGATTGAAAAACCGTTTCGACTGCGAAACGATATCAGCTAAGTGCTTGTATTCGGTATCTAATACAAGACCCTTCCAAAATTGACCGTAGCCAAGCCCTACGCGCCGTTTAAAGCGCATCAGCTGCGTTACCGTCTTGCCGGGGCCGCGTGCGCCGTGATAGAGCGTGTGATGCGCCCTGCTGTCTAATGCAAGCTCTTGCGACGTGCCGGGAATCGGACGCCAAATGACTTCCGGTTCAATATGCAAAGACGTTGACATTACTTGCCGCCTGCTTCTTGCGACAAGCCGGCCTGCTGCGCTCGTGCCCTTGCTTCCCAATCTGCGTCGCTGCCGTGATCCTTTACGACCATTACGCGCGGTGCATTGTTAACTGTCACCTTGGATTCTTTGCCGCCAATCCAGCCGCGCATTTTGCCGTAAAGCTCTAGCGCCTTAATGCGGTCTTCAAAAAGCACTTCACCATTTGCCATTTCCCAAGCTAAACGCGCTGCGTCTGCTTTCGACGGCAATAAGTCTTCCTCGCTCTCTACGCTGGCCCTAATCGCCTCTTGCTCAGCCAAGACGACAGGATCGTTAACCCATTCGCTAGAGACACGAAGCGCATACCCGGTTTCTAGGCCAATGTCTAAAGCGATCTTAAACGGGTTATCACCGGGACGCTTCTTCAATAGAAGCCCGGCGAATCGTCGCTTTAGCTCGTTTAAGGCGGCTTCGTCCATAAGAAAACCCGGCAAGTCGTGGGCGACTATACCGGGCTATTAGTTAACCGTCTAGCGTTGACGCAGTAAGCAAAATATCTGATATCGCTTGCACTGCGGTTTGCGCGAATTTTCAATAATAAGCAAGCTTTCTTCTGTATATTCTAACGCCTTTTGCTTATCGTATTCGCTTAAATCAAATGCGTCACGCGCTCTGCCGCCGTACAACCATAAATCCCAATTACCTTCGGCTTCGTCGCGGTACTGAATATTACCTTCAATCCGACGCTGCTTTAGAATCTGTTTTAGCCCCGCCTTGAATATCGCTAGGTCTGCTTCGTTCAAGTCGGGCTTTGCGGTCTGCGTCGCGCAACTCGACAGGAATAACACCATTAGACCAAGCATTAACGTTTTGATTTTCACGACGCAAGGTTTCCTGTCGCTGTTCAATAACTACGCGGTGCGTAATTACTTCGGTTGAGTATACTTGCTGCGCATCTGCTGCTTCGCTAGCTTTGCCTGCAATTTCGCTCGCTGCTGCATTCGTTGCTTTAGCCTGTGACAACGCAGCTTCGGTGTTTTGCCTGCTGTCTCGGTCATTAAGCCAAACCCTAAATAGGATGAAGCCGATAAGCAATAAGCCTGCGAAAACTAACAGCCTAATCTCTCTAAGAGTCAGCATCGTTAGTGCCCTTCAACGTTTACAACGTCTGATTCAGAAAACAACGGCGGCGTAATACCCGCATCGCGCATAACACCTTCAAGCCGCCAAATATGCAACTCTAATCGCCTTGCGTGTTGACGCTCCATTTTCAATTCTTCACGCAATAACTTGTAATCGTTTTCAAGCGTATTGACGCGCTCAGTCAACAGCTTATAAACCGTGCTTTGTGCGTCTGCCACTATGCGCCCTGCGTCCGATTCCGCAACTTCTGCGCGAGTTTCAGCGACGTTCTTTTTATGCTTTAAATACCAAGCATAGGCACCGCCTGCGAACGTGCCCACAGTAAGGGCAATGCCCGCAACGGCTTGTCCTAACGCGCTTAAATCGACGGTAGCGGCCATTGAATGCCCTTAGCGGCTGGAGGACGCGTTAGCAATTAGAACTTCCGCAACGGCCTTAGCAACTAGCCACTTGCGTTCCTGATATGCTTTAACGTCAGACGCATTTGTGATAAAGAAAAGCTCAACAATAATGCCGCCAGCCTGCACAAAGCCTAGTCGGCTATGCTGGCCCGACGCTTCCGGCTTTGCTCCACGATTGCGAATGCCAATCGTTTCAGCAATCGCTTTGCAAATGGCGTTGCCTAGCTTTAAATCCTTCGGCTGGCTAAGCGTTTCAACGCCGGTTGCCGTTGGGTTGTCAGACGCGTTGCAATGGAACTCAACTGCGACCGAATGAAACTTGGCGCGCTTGATTGCGGCTGCTAAAGGCAGGTTGCCAGTGCCCGACGCGTCTACTTCATGGGCAACTTTAGCCCGACGCAAATAGAAAGCAAGCATGTTGCGAAAGTCGGCGACGATATCCGCCTCAGTAAGTCCGTTGCCAGCTGCGCCGGGATCAACTGTGCTATGACCTGCGGAAAGGTACATGGTCGCTCCCTACATTAGACACGCCGTACGCGTGCGCGCAGCGTACACGGAAGGCCGGCGCCGCGCCAGTCGCTAGGGTAGCCGCCCGGCCACTTAGCCGGCGCTCAGGGAGCCGCACAGGGCCGAATGCGGCGCCTTGCTGCTTTGCTGGAAACGCATAATAACGACGCAAAAAGAAAGCCCGGCACTAGGCCGGGCTTTCAAACTACGCCGCCGAAGCGGACGCAGGGGGAACGTTACGCGATGCGATAAATACGCGCGCCATTCTGGCCGTGATTGAAGCCTTCGGCGGCTTCCTGCGCGGCAGTACGGGCACGAATCGCGAACTTGCGAGTCGGGGCCAGCTTCGGAACGGTGTTGCCGTTGCGATCCGTACGCGTTTCGCCGGTTTCCTCGGAGTAGCGACGCGTAGCCGACGACACGGTAGACGCCAGCGACTTCGCCGGGTCCGGGCGATCTGCGGTAGCCGGAACAAAGAACGACTGGCCGACCTGCATTTCATCGAACGGATAGATTGCATCGCGACCGCCGCCACGACCTGCAACGGTCGGAAGCGCGGCGTTTTCCAGCTGGAACGACGGCTTCGTCTTCGGAGCGGCCTGCGTTGCGGTCTGATCGGTGTTGCTGTTGGTGTTGCTGTTCATTTCGATACCCTTTGCGGTCGCCCGCGTTGCGATGTTGCCGGCATCATCAACCATGCTGGCGTTAATTTCAACAAGACCCTGCGCGACAAGCTCGCCGTGGTCCTTGGCCGACGTGTGAACGATGGTGTTTGCCTGCGTGGCGGCGACGACCTGCGCGAGAACGGCAAGCTGCTTCTTGTTAAGGGACTTGGCCATGACTGATTCCTCTTGGTTGGTTGTGCCGGGCTGGTATTGCTCGGCGTTAGTTGGAAGCGAAGTTGGATTCTTTCAGGTTCGTTTAAAGCTGTCAACAACTATTTTGCGAAATTTCCGT